CCTGTGCTATTACCGAAGAACATGGTGTTCATGTTTTCAATAATACTTTCTTGAGTTTGGAAAATTTTTCCTTCAAGAAGGTCAATGATTTGTGCTTCGCCATTGTTTTTGGCTTCTTCAATACCGTTAATTGTTACGGTGGCAGCATACTGTCTCCACTTATACTCAGCAGCGCTTATACCTGTTTGAGCAGTTGTAGAAATAGTATCTGTACCTTCGTAAGAACTAGCGGTAGAGTTTGTGCCATATATAATTGGAACGACAATATTCGCACCACCTGAAACACGCCTAATTGTCTGACCATTTGTTAAAGCGTAAAACAGTGGTCTTGCGCTGAAAATGTTGTCAGTCAGTTTAGGGATATAGTTTTTCAGAGTGGTGGAAAGAATCTCGTTAAAGTCAGCGTTTCCTGCTGCCATCTTTCTTTACCTCACTAATATCTATTTATAATTTATTTAGCAGCAAGTTCCCTTTTGGCAATTTCAAATGCCTCATGGATTGAAGACGGCTTCTCAACAGTAGAGGTTGAAGAACCCGCTTGTTTAGAACCCGTAGGTTCTACAACAGATGCGTCTCTCTTTGCTTCTGTACGTTCCTGTTCTTTTTCCAATTTGTTTGCTTTATCCGAAACTTCACCATAACGCAAATGCGTTAATGCGGCTTCTAAGTTCCCGATCTTATTTTTTAATGCATGCTGAAAAAGTTCAGATTCGTCAAAATCCCCATACTTAGTTTTCAAAGTGTCAACTTGTTGCGTTAATGCTTGTTTTTTATGCAAACGATCATAACCATCAATTCGCGCTTCAAGTTCCTTGATCTTCTTATCCGAGTTATCTGAAGTGTCCCAACTTTCATATTCCTGTTGGGCTTCCTCAGGTGTAACCCCGAAAGCCTCACCAAGAGCCTTGATTGTGCCATCTGGATCTGACTCCAAAGACTGCACTATCGCTTCTGCTTGCTGTAACCGTCTACGTTCGGAAGCCAATTCCTGCGTCTTACGTGTGTAATCCGACTGTCTTTGGTATCCGTCCCGAAGTTCATTAAGGCTGACCTCTTGATCTACTCCATCCACCTTAACAGCGTATGTTTCACCAGAAGGTTCCTCTGAAACCTCAACTGAAGACTCTGAATTGTCCACTTCCGTGGATTCCATTACATCCTCACTCATATGTATTTCTCCTTTGGAGTCCTAAGGGTTGCTCCTATTAATAAATAGCGGGTTGTCCCGCTTTATGATAAATCAGGTAACCCCATGTCCATTTGTCCACGGAGTTGATCCACCAACTGAGGCGGTATTTGCCCCATACCTGCTTGCATCCCACCACCCATGCCACCCATCTGAGGAGCAGATCCGGGTACAGCGCCTTCGGCTTCTGGAACTCCGGGTGTCTGCTGCATCAAATACCTGTCAGGGTCTTTAATGTCGAACGCATTTTGCAGCACATAACGTGCTATAGCCGCCGGATCAATAATTGTACCGATCATCGGAGCCATCGCATTCATCAAAGCAACTGCCTGTTGCTTACGCACAGTGTCATTTATCGGCTGTGTAGACCCAGCCTCAACACTAAAATCATATTCGCCTACAATATCATCTCTACTATAAGGAACAAACAAATCTGCACCAGCCTTAGCAGTAACACGTACAACATGTTCACCAGTCATAAACTGTTGCATAACCTGAATAACACGACGTGCGCATTCACTAATACCAAGTTCAACAATTGCTAACTTTTCAGAAACTCTTGCATTACCAGCATCAGCAATAATAGATGCCTCAGTAGCAGTACGCCTAATCTCAGGCATTTGACCACGAGCATACTCAGAAACACCAGAAACAGTATTAATATCCTGTTCAATAATTGCAGACATATTATAAACCTCAGGAGACAAAGGAGTTTGAGGCATTGGTATAACAACCTCGTTCAACGACTTGTTTTCGTCTACAACAGGCACAAGCCTGCCGTCGTCATCTGCTTCTAACGCTTCACGGCCTTCAGGGCCGAAAGACCTTTCGTGGAACAAATATTTGCGGGCGTAACGTTTACGTGCGTTAACCAACTGGGAGCGTGTCTTATCTAACTCCTCCTGGAGAGACTCGATAGCTTCCAGATCGCCCATCGGATAGAAGTAATCGGGTACATCGTAGTTGCGTAACATGACGAAAGGCTGCCCATAAGCATAAGGCATAGGTATCGGATCAACTAAAAACTCCTCACCGTTCTGAGCTAACACACTCATCTTGTTGTTAACAATGTCGTAAAACTCGAAAATGACTGTTCTGTCTACAATGTCTTGCAAATACTGGTCTTGCTGCTCCCTGTCACTCGGAGTGAACATAGGGTTCAAAACAGAATCGGCACCAAGGTTTTTACGAGCAGAAGCTTTGTAACGTTTATCTTTCTTAGCTTCCTCCAAAGGTCGGACTATACGTTGACAAATCCACTGTGCATCCTCTAAACAAGTAGCTTCAGGATCAATGTAAATATCGTAAGGAGATACACGTTCAATGAAAGGCTGATCTTCAACAACCATCATCGCAGTGTCAGGAATGCTCGCAGCCATCTGCTCATCTGTAGGCAAATCACCTGCCATGACAGGGTTTTCCATAGCGAACATGTCTGTCTCACCGACAGCATCCACGAACATTTCGTCACGTTCCATGTCGCTGAGAGTACGTTCCTGCTCAACGAAATTCCAACCGACTTTCAACCAGCCGTGACCGAAAATAAGAAAATCTTTAACGGAACGACGGAAAGGTTTACGGAAATCGTGATGCCTCCACAAATGATTAACTACAGCTTCAACAAAAGCCGCTCTGTCCTCATCTTCAGGCTGGTTAGGGGTAACAACTATTTTAGGGTGGTTAACTGAAACAGCGGGAGCTATAACGTTAACAGTTGAGAAAGCTAAATTAACTGCGATCAGATCCTCATTACTGACCGTCGTGTTAGGCCAGTGTTTCCCACGGTACAAATCAACCATGCGTCGCCACAACTGGTCATAACCCATATCATCACGCCAACGAGCCGCTGCCGTTATTTTCTGTAAAGTTATGCTGTGTTGTTCAGCACGGGTTTTGCGAGCCATCAGACCTTCTCTATGTTCCTACCTTGAGCTTTCGCTTCGGATACCAGCTTGTTTTCACGTTCACGTAAAGTTAAATGCTGCTCATCAAGAGGTAACCTGGAACGGCTAACCGCCCCTGTTATCACCCTGAGTCCCAACAATTTTTGCCGCCACTCCCATAATTCTTCAAGCTCAACATCCGTCTTAGGACCCTTGTGGGCTTCGACGTATTCTGCGAACTCTTTGAAAGAAGCGTCAGGCGCTAAAACAGCCACTAGCTAGGGCGAGGACCGAAACCTTTAGCGTTCCAACCCTTTAGACGTGGTTGCGGTTCAACGTTAGGTTCAACCTTGCCAGTCACACCATGCTGATTCATTGGAGTTTCACGCACAGAAGTCTCACCATAACCGCCAGTCATGTGAGCATATTCAGTATCCTCGAAACGTTGAGCGAAATCCTGAGAACCACCTGGTTCCCATACAGGGTTAGCTACAACGCTTGATCCGCGTTCCATTTTGTTGTTACCACCTGAAGTTCCAGCACCATCAACATTTTCACTGGCGCTAGTGTGGGAAACAAATCTTGCCATTTGAACCTCCTCGGTTCGTATAGTCTCTAAATAATACGGTTATACTGTCCCACGCACCGTTTTTGAACCGATACGACTCTCAGAACTCTCCTTTTCGGACAAAGCAAGGTTCTTAAACCAATCTATAGTCCAGTAATCGTCAGAAGCAGGCGCATATTCGGGCATGAACGCATACTGGCGCATCTGATTAGACAAAGCCAAAGCCATCACACGGTCATCGAAAGGAGAACCAGACATGCTCCCACGCTCATTACGCACATAAGTACGCAACTCGTTAACAGTGTTCCTGTCGAACAACGTCAACTCGTCGTTACGCAACGCCATTCCCAAATCGTCAATCAACAAAGGTTTAGTAGTCCTAGTCGTTTTCCAACCAAACTCCTGAGAAACCTTGTTAGTGACCTTATTCACAGAACGTTTCCTGAACATGTTAGGATACCCCAAATGGCGGAGCTGCACGATTGTAGTCAAACCATGATTGTTAGACTCAACGCAACACAAAGCATCGTTGTACCACAAACCAAGCATGTGAACTTCCTCAGCTAAATGATCGGGTGGGATATGCCCATGCCAACAAGCAGCCTGCTCACCTGAACGCACATCCAACACCTGAATACACGAATAATCCCCGTGAGCTAAACCCTCAGCCGTGTCAACACCCAGAACATAAATCTGGTTACTGACTGGTCTACGCCAAACTGTGAGCATCTTCTCTGAACTCCACCACTCGTTTAGATATTTCCCGCATATACCCCATGACACCAGGTTCGACTACAGTTGCCATAGCTTCCAACTTGTCTAAATCAAACACAGGGTTACCTGACTTGATGAACGCCTCCTCAGGCGTAGTCGGATACTCTTGAGCCAACTGCCAAGACAACATGGAATCTTTCTTAGATTCGTACCACGATTCATCCCTGTCCTCGGTAGCTGACCACGGAAAAAACA